CCAGACCGTACGGGTATCGTAAGCGACCCAAAAGTTACAGAAATACTCCCATCGGAATTATTAAAGCACCCTGCGGCTGAACGCTGTGTGGCAACAGGAGACGCCACTGCCAAGTCTCCCGCCGTGCTATATGCATTACAATTTATCCAAGCAACCACAATCCCGTCAGTAGTCGCGGTATATGACGTACCAACCGTTCTAGAGGCCCAAGCACCAAAAGCCCCTGCTGATACTCCGCTAAGATGGCTCCCATCCCCGTAGTACGCATTAGCCACAACGTCAGACGATGTTAAAATAGCTTGTGCTGACGCTATGCCCCCGGTAGCAGATACATACCCCGCAAACGTAACGGTAGAGGTCGCGTCGGTAAAAGACCCCGAAGCCGCCGTGATATTGCCCGTAGTCGTAATGCCCGCGCCGGTGCCCGATACGTTGAGCGTTGCGGATGATACTTGGACGGCTCCGGCTACTTCGAGTTTTGCCGACGGGGCCGTGGTGCCTATGCCGACGTTGCCGCCGGGAGTAATTTTTCCATCGGGGAACCCAACGTAGCCTAGCCCCCCTGGACTAAGGACTACCGTGTCAGCACCGCCCCCAGCTCCGAGGTATAATATCCCCCCCGAAGCATTGATTGCCGTATTTGCGGTAATGTTTAGCGTTTGCTCGTTGGCGCTTGTCCCGATGCTTACATGACCCGCAAAGTAATTATTCCCCGTCCCGCTGGAAATAATCACGCCCGTCTGGCTGATGTTGCCCGCCACGGTTAGGGCTTGGTCGGGGGTGGGGGTGGCGATGCCAACACGGCCATCGTTTTTCACCCTAACGCGTTCAGAATGCCCCGACGTATAAAATACATGGTCTCCGCCGGAATCTCCTACGATATAATCGAGTTGTCCAGCTGAAAGTCCAAACCCCCAAAGGTCAGAACCGTAATTTTCAAATATTCGTATTTTTGGATACATACCCGCAGTAGTGCTGTAATTGCCGCCCATAGATAGCCCGCTAGGGGTTGCACTTCCTACTACTTCAAGTCGTCCTAGTCTGTTTACGCCCGTCCCGTTAGCAGTTATAACTCCAGTGGACAATATATTCCCGTTCACCGTCATGCTGGAAACCGTAGTGGGGCCGGTAAAGACAGCGGAGGAGGCGGTTATGGACGTTCCGATTATAGGACCCGTGAACGTGTCCCCCGAGCGATTGGCCTTTGAGGATTCAAGGGAGCCGGTGGAAAGAATGACGGCGGAAAGACTGGATTGTAGGGAGGCGGTTGAAACGGAAAGGGCAGATATCGCCACGGTGTTGACTCCGGTGGATATGGCTACGGCGTTCTCCCGGGCCGTAGCGCGGCTTATTTCAGAGCTGAGGTCAGTTCTCAGAGTCCCGGTAGTAACGCCTATGGCTGCGTCAGCAAGGCTTCTGGCAAGGGTTTCAGCGCTCAGGTCAGTACGGAGGGTGCCGGTCGTTACTCCGATAGCAGCGTCCGCGATCTGGCGATTGCTTATCTCGGTAGCCAGGTCTTGCGTGAGGGTAGTGGTCGCTACCATAAGCGCAGCGACGCCAGCGCGCGCTACAACGTCGTTGACTCCGGTTAAATTGGTGCCGTCGCCATAGATTGAGCCCACGGAAACCGAGGAAAGGAAATTCTGGTACTTCGTCCATGTGTAACTTTTGTCATACATGACCGTAGTGGACGATACGCCCGGGATGGCGTACTGAGTTGCCGATGTGATACGGCCGTCGGATCCCACGGTGAGTTGAGCGGCCTGTGTCGGCCCGCCGAAGGTGCCCGGAGTGACGCCGGTAGCCGTTATGGATGAAGCGGGGATAGAAGTCGGCAGAGTACCGTTATTCAACGCGGCCAAAGGGACACCCGTGATGTTCGCCCCGATTATGGTAGGAGAACTAGTCCAGGTAGGCGCCGCGGCGCCCTTGCCCTGCAGGACGTAGTTAAAAGGGCCTACGGGTAGCATTGCGGTAGCGCCTGAGGCCGTCTGATAGGGAATGGCGCCGAGGGATCCGCCGGCTACGTTGGCGGCCGTTGTGGCGGTCGTAGCATTGCCGAGGACAGGACCGACAAAAGCAGCGCCGGTTATAGTGCCGGCTGAGAAGTTACCGGAGGCGTCGCGCTGGACTATGCGGCTGCCGAGGTTTGAGGCCGTAGAGCCGTGAACAGCAGCCGAGGAAAGGATATGGGAATCAATGGCGGAATGGCTGTTAGTGCCGGTGGACGTAAGTACCGAATGGTCGCGGATCGTTATCTCGTTGAGATTGGAGCCCGTCTTGATTACCCCGGCCCAAGGAATACCGGTCAAGCCGGCGCCAGATCCCGAGAACGAGCTGACTATTCCCCCGGATACGGTCAGGGTAGTTACCTTGACTTCCCCGGCCGTAAGCTTCCCGCGGACGGTGCCGCTGGATACATTGAACTGCGCCGTTTGAGGCGCAGCGCTGTTGTTTACGAAGCTACCGACAGGCCCCGGGGGAATAGGGGCGCCGTGTACCGGCGCACAACACGCTAAGGCGATCGTTAAGATAATTCTGAGCATGTCCTATTCTCCCGGTTTTGAGCATAATCTTACTGGCAATGCGTGAACGTCGAAGTGAACGTAGTGAACGAGCCCGCCGCGGCGCCGGTGCTGGTGCAATGTTTCATAAGCGTAGCGTCGCTGATAAACCAGACCTCGCCCGCGCCGCCGGGGGTGTAGGCGTTCATTTCCGCCAGGGTCTTGCTACCGGACTTGGTATATCCGGTTGACACAACGCCTGCGCCTGTTATTTTCCCGGTGCTGGTTATGGCCGCCGCGCTGGTAATGGTCCCGCTGGCTCCGGTCATAACGATCGGAGCATTAAGGAAGTTCACGCGGCCGGTAAAGGTGTCGCCGGCAGTACGCGCGAATTCCGAAAGAGGCTGGCCGTTGACCAGTACGCTCAGATTAAGCGCGCCGGCAGTAGGCGATATCAGACTCAGACGCACGTAATCCTTACTGGTGTCCAGATCCCAGGAAGTAGTCAGAGGCAGGGTACCGTAATCGCTTATGGTAACGGAAGCTACGGCCATATCGGACCAGTTCACGTTGTTGGTGGAAACTTCCCATTTAAAACTCGAAGTCCCTCCGATAGACAGCGGGGACAGAGTATAGGTATGGGAGGGCGCCGCGGAACTGGTCATGGTGATAAAGACACCGGCTACGGCGTCCGTGGACCTTTCCGCCAGCTTTATGTTGTTGGCGTCCACCGGGATAACGTAGTAGGTCGTCTGGTCCACAAGCGGAAGAATAGCCTCGGTGTCCTCGGTGTAAAGAACCGGCAGGCCCAGGTTGAAGCCATGGGAGGGGATTCTGATATTGCCGGAACCGATGGAGTAAGCAGGATCCGCGCCGCCGGTCATAGCGGTACCGGAAAGAACGAGGTCATCAGGAGCCGAAGAGTACAAGGAGAAGTTCTTGCTGGCGCCGGTGGCGTCGGAAGCGAGAGCCACTATGCCGGCAGACGGGCTATTGGCGGTAGCGGTCATCAGCGCAGCCAGAGCCGTATTCCCGTTTATGGCGGCGGCAATGGAGGTCGCAGCGGTCGCGCTGGTGGCGCCCACGTACCAGTCCAAGTTATGCCTGAGAGAAATCCCGTTTATGGTCAGGACCGCGTTATCCTGCCCGCCGGACATGTAAGGGGTGTCGACAGTTATGTTGGCGTTATTGCTGGAAACGGGGATAGTGTTGTAATAAGCGCCCGGGACTTTGGCGGTAATGGTGATAACCGCATAGTCCCTTGTAACGGTCAGCCAGGGGATTTTAGCCAGAGCCGTTGCGATAGAGGCCGCGGTTGCGCTGGTGCTGGCACCCACGCGCCAGTCCACGGTCTGCTTAAACACGTAACCAGGCAGGGCGATCTGCGCGTTTGCCAGATTCGAGGTAGACAGAATCGTTATCGTGTTGCTGGCGTAAGCCGTGGTAAGCGCAGCGAGATCCGCCACGGTGATATTCCCGGTGGATATCTGCCCGTCGGTAAAAGTCTTGTCGGCCGGAGTCCCGTCGTCGTAGGTGGCTACGGCGGTAGCGTAGGTAAGGTTGTTGGCTTTCACGTTCAGAACGTAAGAGCTGTCAACGCTTATCTTCGGGTCGTTGACCAGATAAGCCGAGTACGCGGCTGCCTCTTTTACAGAGAACGCCGTTATAGCGAAATAGATCGCCAGAAGTATTTTTTTCATCACTTTATCCCCTTGACTATCGCGTTAGTTTTAGGCCTCATTTTGCGTTACCAGTTATCAGTATTTTACCACATAATTGCAGGAAATGTAAGGGGGCATATTATCATGAGAAGATGACGCGGCAGTACCACCGGTTGAGGTAGTAGCGCGCGCGACAGCGCTTTCGTTGCTGCCGGAAGCGGTAGTATTCCCGTCCGTGTTGTTGCCGATGGTGATATTATGGCTATGCGACGGCAAACCGCTTTGCGCCGCGGTAAGAGTTATGGCTTCCGCACCGGCCGCGCCTCCCAGGATATCCGCCTGCGCGTTGGTTACGCGATTAGCAGAGTTACCGCCCATGTTGTCGAGGCCTATTCCTACCCGGCCGCGGCGATCAGGCACGTTGAAAGTAGTGCCGCTGCTTAGCCCATAAGGGGAAATGGTCAGAGAAGTCGTTATTGACGCCGTAGCGTTCTTGTCCAGCGTGATCTGCGTAGGACCGTCCACGGTCAATATTTTCGCACCTGAAGGAATATTGGAACCCTCTACCACCATACCTACGCCAAGGCGCGCGGTGCTGCCTATCGCGGTGATTATAGGGGATCCGTTGGCTAATGTTCCGTTGGTAACTTTGTTCAAAGCCAGGAACAAGGCCGGATAGTCGGCGCGGTTATAAGCGGCGCCGTCAGCCCAAAGACAGCCAGGGCGAACGTCCAAGCCCGACCATTCGATAACGTCGCCGGGTAGCGCGGACTTCTGATTTTCCCAAACCCAGTTTGCGTCGCTGGCGGCGGCCGGAGGCGTATTACCGATATTGTTGTCCACAATGGACCGGTACCAGTATTCGCCTACGCGCACCACGGACCCGATAAAATATTCCGTGGAGGCGTCGTACTCCGGTATTCCGGACTGAAACAGATACCCGATCTGCGTAGAATGAACGAACATATGCGCGTTCATTTCTTCGAGAACAGGAGCTTTGTTCCCACCCACTACTGCGTCCTGCCAGCCATTGTCCCAGGCCGTGAGGGCCATGATAGTTGCAAGATCTTTCGTTGTTATGGCGCTGCCCGCGGCAGCGGAGCCGAATTTTCCGAAATTGTCGCTGGTACCTGAGGCACCGAATATCTTGTGAAAAACGCGCGCTAATTGAGCCATAGTTTTACCCCACTATTATAAGTTCTACGCCGGCCGGTTTCGGGAAAGCGTTGAGAGTTTTTATCGCTGAAATCAACATTACGTTATCGAGGCCAGGCCCGGACTGATTCGCAGCTATCGTGTACGTTATGGTCATGTCCCGGTTATCGGTAACGTAGATCGGAGCGTAAACCGATCCCCAAATATCTATCGAGGGCGCAAACCATTGATTCACGTTTTTGTACGTGCCGTCTGGCGCCAGCTTATAATCAAAGGGATTCATAAGCCAGTCTATGTCCTCAATGGTGCAGCTTGACGACCTCAGCAGTATAAGATATTTAAGAAGCCGGCGGAAAGTGTTGTCGTCGAGTTCTCCGATGAAAGTGTAAAGGTCCGGGTAGGTATGCCAGTACCAGGCGGTAATAGGAAGCCCGTCCGCGGGGATATCCGCGATCGGCATAAATCCGAAAAAGTCGGCAGGGTCGTCCGGGGTCCCTATGGACATTTGCGGCATACCGAAATAATCTTTCGTGGTGTCGGCGCCATACAGGTAGCGCTTGACTCCGTAAATATTCCCGATAAGGTCGAGCTGTTTCCCGGTGGCCTTTTCAAGGTCCCAAATGTCGCGCACGTCCGGGAATACCGTGATGGTGTCGCCTATTACCTCTTTCACAAGCGCGGCCACGGTAGCCAAGGCCCGCGGCTGCCCCTTATACTGGATAGGCAGGAGGTTGTTGTAGTACGCGACAAGTTCAGCGGAGGTCATAATTTTAAGTTATGGCTATGTTGGCTGCGGCCACGGTCCAGTAATTTTTAAGCGCGCTCGGCGCTACGGTGTCGGTATAACTGCCGGCCGTAGCCGATACCCCGCAACCCGTAACGATCGCGTTCGGGAACAGGGTGTTCATGGCTACTACGATTTCGCCTATGGTGGCCGTCTGCCCCAGGAAGTATTCGAGCGCGGCCGCCAGCTCGTCCGCCACTACGGCGTCGTCAAAGGTAATGCCGGCGGTTTTGGGCGTTATCCCGAACGTCATATAAAGCGGCTGCGCAACCGCCCAGTCCCATTTGCCTAAAAACGGCAGTCCGTTGTGACGGGTGATGGTTTCGGATACTGAACCATGAAGCCCGCAACCCGGAATTTTCTTGGAAACTATCTGGTAGGGGATCTGGTATCTGTGCCCGGCGCTTCCGTTGTCCCTGACTATGCAGTAAATGGAACGCGCGGGAACGCCGTTCACGGTGCCGCTGGTGTCGTTTTCAACTACCATGGCGTCCGCGGCCTGATAGGTTACGCCAGACTGCGTATAGGGCGCCAGCAAGGCCGCCTGAACGGCGTCCGCGGAGCCCGTAGAAGCCAGCAGGTACATCTTTGCCCTGCGTATCTTAAACGCCACGTCGGTTTCTTCGTCTACCCCGACAACCGTTGAGGAAACGGAGGGGTTGTTGACTACGGTTACGCCAAGGATGGGCGTCGCCTGCTGCGTAATGGTGTTCGGAAGAACCTCAAGAGCGCCGGTAGTAACCGCCTGAAAGCTGAGGCTGGTAGTTCCCGCGGTGCCAAAGGCATACGTGGTTATGAGCTCGAACACGTTTTTATTGGCGTCCTGTACGGAGAACACCTGCGCGTTAGGATTGGTCAGCAGCGCGTCCCGGCCGATAAGAGTCAACGCCTTGTTCGTGGTAATGGACACCGGCGTAGTCGTAAAGGTGGACGGGTTTCTGGTGAGGCCGTTAAGCGCCAGGACCTTATTCAGGTTGACGCCGAAAGAAAGCTCGGGGTCCATGACGTTGTAAACGTCCACCAGGACTTCCAGGTTGTCTATGATGGCCTGCGCGAAAATGTTTATCATCTGACCGTCGGGGGAATTGCTTTCCACGTTGATATCCGCGCCGTAGATATTCTGCATGGCGGTTGTCAGATCGGCCGTAACTTCGGCAAGGGTCTTTATTGTGAGTCCGTTTGAATCAAGGCTATTCGGCATACGTTTAACTCCCCACGCCGGCAGATATCGCCACCTGGCGGGTAAAAGATTCGCTGAAAATCGTATCCACATTATACGTTATTGTCAGCGCCCTGGTAAGGGTATTTTCAGCCAGCGTTACCGAGTTTATTTTAACCACGCCATAAGACTGAATGAGCAAAATTTTAAGGTCGTTTACCAGATTGTCTTTCTGCCCTTTGTCGAGTCGGGAAACCCAGTCTATGCCGGCTTCAAAATCGAAAAAGCAATCGTTCTTCCAAGACCGTATCCGGGTAGCGATATTCAATTCTATGGCGCGTTCGTCGGTGGCGTAATTGGCTTTTCCGCTGCCAAACGTAAAATCGCCTGTTGAAGTTAATGCCCGGAATTTCATAGTTAATAGAAAAGTGCGTCCAGACTGGTTTTAAGAATCGGCGCCGCGGCCGCCACCGTAGGATCCGCGCTGCCCGCCAAGGACGTTAAGAAAGTGTCCATAGCGGTTATAAAACTTTGCGTCGCATTGCTGACGTTTATTTTACCACTTTTTACCGACACCTTGGCGGTTGCGTCGGCAAGCCCGGTTTCATCATCGGCCAGAGCCACGTCCAAAGCGTTCGCCAGAGAATTAAGGCCCACCAAAGCTATACCGTCGCTCAGGTCGTGCCGGCGGCCGTCCAGGGGCAATGCCTCGCCGCCGTTATCAAACCAGGCGTCTATATTCGAATCCGAGAAAAAGACCAGACATTCGTCGCCGGCCGCAATGGGAAAAGCCACGGCGCCGCCGCCGCCCTGCATTGTTACTACCGGGCAGTCCACCAGCAGCGGATAGGAAACTATAAACTGTCCCCGGCCCAGTTCGTCCTTTATAGGCAGGGACAGGGACCGCTTGAATGATATCTGAATCTCGGCTGTTCTCTTGGTCGCGTCAAAAGAAACGATAGTACCTATTTTGACGCAGTTGAACGTCTGCATAATATCGTTCTTCGCATTGTCGAAGAGGTTTTTCAAAGACGGATTTGTAACGCTTAAACCGTTGACGCTCATTTGGTTTGTACCGCCTTTAAGGTTTGCGTCCCTACCCAAAGGCTGAGGGTTGTCGTAGCTGCCCCGGACACGGATTCGCTGATAATACCGGAATGATGAATACCCCGGAGCTGATAGGTGCCGTTATAAACGGTTTCCAAGCTGTTTATCGTTACCGATTGGCCTATGAATACAGAGGGCTCGAAAATCATGTCCACTTCCACGATCGCCCCGATCCGGCGCGGCGTTCCCAAAATATTGTTTGGCCCAAGGATAAGCTCTATCTGACCGGGCTTTACCAGGTATTCGTTTTCTTTCAGACCGTAGACGTTCTGCATGTCTACAAACGCTACGCCGTCGCCCACAATCCGCCTATAAATGTCCCAGGCGTTCCCGGCCATGGAGATCCCCCGGGTATTGGTGGAAGTGATATCGCCTACCGCCCCGAATTGCGTATAAGGCATTGCCCCTACCAAAGTTTTTAAGACCTCAGGAGCCGACCAGCCTTTAGGCTTGGTTAAAGAAATCTGGCCGGTAAGCATACCCACGCCGCCGTCAAAAGCTTCGATATCCGTTATCCAGTCTGGACCCGTCCTCCGGGTCCCGGCCGTAAACACGTTCCCCAGGAATACCAGAGGGAGCTGCTTATTGGTCTTGTAGCCGGCGAAGATCTGGACGCGCTGATAGTTCTTTTCGTCAATGTCGTAGCGGACATGAAAAAGATTTCGGCGCGTACTTTCCGCCAGGTTGTAAATCCTGAATCTTCCCGTATTGGCGGAAGCGAAAGTGTTTCGGACAATATCAAACTCGATGGTCAACGGCGGCTTCATGGAATAATACTGGGTCTTGTCCACGTTCCCCTGAACGGACAAGAGATAGTCCCGTTGAAATTTAGCCGTGGTCGTCATACATCGTACATCTGAGTTTCAATATCTACTACGTTGGATTCCCCGTTCGTGTTATCCAGAATATACAGCTCTATGCGGCCATTCTCGAAATCGTTGATATCGAAAGGGTCTACTCCGTCGGAGGACACGCAGGACAAGCCGAAAGGTATGACCTGGCGATATGACCGTAAAAGGTTAGGGTGAACGCAAAGGCCTATGGACTTTACGGTGAAAGTATCCCGGGATAGTCCGACAACCCACCGCTGCGTCGCTGGCAGGAAATCAAGAGTTACAACCACGGAAGTATTATCGGCCAGCAAGACCGTAGTTTTCTGGTGAGCGTCGGAAGAAATATTCGTTATCTTGATCATCTGAAAGGACCCCGATAAACGTTCGTGAAATCGGTTACTTTATCAATGGCGGTTTTATCCCCGGAAGAAAGGCCCTGATTCCTGAGGGGAGATATCTGCTGGTTTCTTCGGTCAGAGCCATTGGCGACGGTGGAAACAGTAACGGTCGCAAAACGGATCTGTTTCAGCGTAACGGTGAATTCGCTGACGTACTTCGTGTCCTCAGACTGTACCGCTTTAAGGGATTCTATAACCATGTTTTCGTAGCGCTTGAAAGGCGTAACAATTTTAAAAGGCGTCCTGTTTTCCCACATGGCTTCCAGCCGGCGGTAGGCTACGGCTTGATTAATATTCGAAAGAGCGCCGAAGTTCAGGAAATCAATAAGACTCTTCCCTTTGGAAACGGCGCTGCTGATCTGCGTCGTTACTTTCTGGACCTGCGTAATGGCCTTGCTGGCCTTGTTAATAGCCTGAGGGGTCTTTCCGCCTATATATGCGTTTACGGTCGTCAGGCTGTCCTGCAGGCCGCCCAGGAGCCCCGTAATGCCGCCGGCGATAGGTCCGGCTACCAGTTCGCCTATAAGCCCGCGCATGGTAACGCGGATAGGGTTCAGGGCAATATGGTCCTGAACTACGGTATTGTCCTCGGTGTAGTGGTCCGTAATATCGGCGTGAAGCTCGGAGGAAACTTCGCCGGCATAGTCAAAAACGAACGCGCCTATGCTCATTTGGTCGCCTATGACGCCGGATTCCTGGCTGGCAAGATAATTGCCGAATTCCCCTACTTTTAGAGGGCTTGGCGGCATTGAGCTTTTCGGCAGCAAAGTATTGAAAGCCATTTTAATTATTCAGCCTGTATCCTGTAAGTCCTACTCCTGGGCGTAATGATTCTCCGGGAGGCATTTGCGCCTCGGTTTCGTTAAGAGTTTTTTCCAGGTCCCGAACGAAGTCTTTGAAAGCGGGAACGTCGTTTTCGTTTACGGCAGCCGCGACGCGGATATTGTATAGGCGCTTTGTTTCCTGCTGCCTGTTCCAGCCGGAATTGACCTGTTTAAGGAACGGGGTCATGTTGGTACCGAAAAGCTGGTCAAAGGTTTTGGTCCCCGCCTGAAAGACCCTTTCCGTAGTGGAATATTTTTTATCCCCGAGCTCTTTTACGATCGCGCCCAATATGGAGGTTATAGGCCCGGAAGCCATGTTCGCTATTTCGTAGTTTATGTCCTTGATTTTAAGCCAGAGCTGGTTAAAAGCTTCCGTCATTTTTAGGACGTTGTTCTCTACTTCTGGCGTCATTCCTCGGGCAGTATCCACGAAATTAGCAAACTCTTTATCGCTAAGCTTTAAGACGTTGACCATGGAGGGGTCCAGGCCCATTTCTTGTATGAGGTTTGAAAACACGTCCGGGCTTACCTGCCCCATTCTTTCACGGAGCTTTGTCATTATTTCGAAAGCGTTACCCAGGGGGGATATGCCAAGGATCTGAAAGGGCTTAATGCCCTGGCCGGTAAGCCGGACAGTAGCCAGTCGGCTTTGAAGATTCTTTACGGAACCGGCTACGGTGTCCGCGGAAACGTTGGCCTGTTTCGCTACGATCTGCCAGCGCTGCAATTCCTGGGCGGAAAGGCCGGTTTGGTTGCTGAATTTCTGGAAAGATACCGCGGCGTTTGAGGCGCTATCTGTAACGCCGAGAATGTATGTTCCGATGGTCCCTAGCGCGCCTATGGTCGCCAGGGTAGACATTCTCATTTTCCCCATCGAGCCGAGGAAGTCTTTTAGGGTCGTCGCGCCAGGGCTGGCGTTGATCCCCATGTCTACAAAAAATTCCCCGACTTTCATTCGTTGTCCTCGCGGTTTATTTCTATATAGGCGCGCTCATAGTCGTTTATAAACGCCTCGTACTGAATTGCGCCCAGGACCATATCGGTTCGCATTTTCAGTACGCGCTCAGGGTCCCCGCCTGCGTATCCTGCCTTTGCTAAGCGCAGGGCTATAACCATTTTTTCCGAGGCCTTTATCTCTGTTCCGGGGACACGTCTTTTTTCGCGGGGGACGCCTGTAACACGGAAAAGAGAGCCTGAAAAAAAGGCTGTAAGTTTACCTCCGCGATCTTGAAGAATATCGGGTAGTAATCCTTACGCGCTTTTTCTCCTACGACCGGGATATCGAAGAGAGCTTTTGAAACGCCTACTGAGGACGCTTCGCTTCCGTCGTGTCGGTATACCGCGCGCTCAGCGCATTTAAACAGGCAGCGCTCCACTTCCTTGTCGGAGCCTGCGGTAAAGATAAAAGGCGCCATATCCATATCGTTCAGATTCGGCTCTTTTATCCCGGCTTTGAGCAGGGACTTTATCACGCAGTCGTGAAGATCCTTGCTGTCCTCAAAGGGCGCCATTGTAACCAGGAGGACGGCGCCGGAATCCAGTTTGAACACGTTATTTTCGGACATGGTTTATTTTACTGAATGGCGCGGTTCTGGTTGCGGAACAGGATTTCGTAGACCGCTACGCTCTGGTCCGTGTCGCCCTCGGCGTTGCTCTTCACGTTCACGTTCTTCTTAAAAATGCCGTTGGCGAGGTTGTAGACCACGTTCTTGACGTTGCCGGCGCCGTCGCCCACGCGCTTAGTGAAAGAGCCCACCAGGAGGGTAAACCCGGAGAAGTCGTTTTTAAGCTGCTGCAGCCGGCTGTTGAGAACAACGTCGTCAGCGGACCCGAGCAGGACGCGCAGGGTAGCCTTGACCACGTTGCCGGTTTCGTTGAGGGCGAAGATGGAATTGCCGTCTTTGGAAACCTTTATGCTGGCGATATCGTTGTCGAATTCCAGCAGGGCAAAGTCCCCGTCGGCTACGTCGTGGAAAACGCGGCCGTCTATAACGATTACGTCTTTACCGGTTAAAGAAACTGAGGGCATAATTTTGTTCTCCTGTCCTTATTTGTATCTATCGCCTTTTTCTAAGTTGTCTTTGGCCCAAAGGGGCTGTAAATTTTTCAAGGCCATTGCTGCCTTTACTTCTGATATTATCAAATTTCCCGAATTGTCAACAAACTTAAAAGAGGACAATGGCTTTATATGGTCTATATGCCAGCCTTTTTTACCGTAATTACCCCACGTCATGCCAGGCTTAAATTTGGACTCAATATGTTTTCTTAAATCCGAGGGTTTGTAATCACAATATCTGCTGGTATTTCTTTGACCATCAGGAATATCTATACGGTGATTTAACGTTCCGCGCATGGCATGATATATTTTACTTTCCGGTTTTAAAGTGTATGGCCTATTTAACTTTCTTTTTTTTCTACATATCCCAGGACAGGTTTTAGGGCTTGCAGTCCCTTTATAAGAAAAAAGGTTTCCGCAAATAACGCATTTAATTCTGCGCGCTGGTGCAGGTATATCTTTTGCTCTGATCTGTTTTAAGTTTCTAATCCTTTTACATTGTGGGCTGCAAACCACTTGATTATGAACTTTTGGAGTAAACATTTCCCCACATTCAGCGCACTCTTTGGGTGCGGTAAATTTAGGCTTTATACGCCAATGTTTACCCAAAGTGCTCATTTGTTCACGTTTACTATGACATTGCTAGAGTGAACTGCACCAGCAAGTTTCGCCGCGATCTGCACCACCGGCGCTTTGCGGGCTTCGCGGTCCGCGGGGACCTGCTGCGTTATGGGCTGCGAGTACACGTAGTACCCGATATCGGCCACGTTCCTCAGCAGGGATTCAGGGTCCCCGAAGCGGTCAGGCGCGGTCCAGGAGCCCCCGGACAGGACCCCGGAGGACTTGGCCTGTTCGCAGATCTTCCTGTAAGCGTCTTTCAGGCCCGTCATGCCCTCTTCGGTCTGCGGGATCTTGGTGTTGGTCCCGGCCAGGTAATTGAACCCGGCGGTCTGCAGGGCGAAAGAGAACCACAGGAGGTTGTACACGTTGTCGAAGTAATCGTTCGCGCCGCTGGTGAACAGCTCGGGGACGCCGGAAATGCTTACGTAAACGTCCACGCCGGCGGTCTGCGCCAGGTTAAGCTGCGTCTGGCCCACGGTAACGTCCGGGGTTATGCCGGATAGCTGTTTCAGGTGCATGGTAGCCGCGGTAAGGCTGCCGGAGAAGTCGGTCGAGAGCGCGCGGCCGGCATAGGCCGCGGC